CCCTGGTTCTTCGGCCTGAAGGAAATGTTCGGGCAGAAGCCGCCGGACCCCGTGTCCGCTATCGGTGGACCCGTGGAGTTCGTGTACCAGAGCCAGAATCCGCTCCGTGTGCCCGCCCTGAACGGTGCAGACAAGGACGACTCGGGCGACTACCAGATCCCGTACCTCCGCTCCACGAACACGGAGCTAGACCGCTTTGATGAACTGAGCGGCACCATGGCGGCGGTTGTCATGACGGTGGACGGTGCTGGTAACGCCGTGTACCCGGACGAGATCGTAGCCAACGACGGCACGGTACTGACCAGCCCGGACCTAGACCCCGCCATGTTGGGAACCGGACAGGACGTGCAGCCCCTGGCGAACGGCTCACTGGCCAAGGGCATCGGTGACGTTCACCCGGGCGACCTCATGCTCATTCAGGTCGACTCGCCGAGTCCGTTCGGCACGGGCGGCCCCATGGGCATCCACGCAGTCGGATCGGTGGCCGCCTCCGCTGGTGGACCCTCCGATCTCGAGCCGCCTCGGTTCGTGACCCCCGTTGCGAGGGGCCAGAACGTCCGGCACACCATGGAGAACGCCATGGTGTACTTGAAGGGGCCTTACGACGGGACACCGCAGACGACCCTGCCGCCGGGTTGCCGGATCAGTCAGCACATGGCCTCCGGGGCTGTCATCATGGACTTCGCCTCTGTGGTCGCCGCTGGGGACGCACTGGACCTGAACGACCGCCTGACACCATTGGCCCCGAACCCGTTGGGGAACTTGAACAACATCTGGTGGGCCGACCCGAACAACAGGGTCGTGATCCAGTTGATCTCCAGGTGGGACAACACGATCCTCAATGGCCCCGCTGGTGGTAACCCTGACCCCTGGCTGAACCCTGGCGGTTTCGTAGCCCTGACCATCATCCTCACGATGACGACGGTGGAAGTCATCGACTACCAGGGAACCTCGACAGGTCCGGTAGCCTTGGGCTTCCCGCCTGAGTCCGGGACGAACTTCCCGGCCCCGAACCCGCTGCCTGAAGACAACCACGAGATCATCTTCTACCCTGCGGTGGGCGTAATCCCGTGGGGTCCTGGCGGAGGTGGCTTCAACGAATGGTTCCTCCCTTACTTGGGCACGCCGTTCTACAACAGGATGATCTACGGGTTTGAGTTCCGGGTGCATGTGGACACCGCAGGGCTGCCCATGCTGGCGGGTGAGCCGATCTCGATTCCGCCCGCCCCCGCTGGGCTTTCCACCTCTGCGGCGATCCGGCCTGACAGGCTGGTCTTTGATGAGTCTGTGGACCTCCGGTGGGCCGCCCCCAGAGGATTTCAGCACCCGCAGTCGGGTCTGTTGTTGCAGACTTCGCTCCTTATCAATGAGGTAGAAATCAATCACCCGTCGGGTGTACATTGGTCCTCGATCAACCGTTTCTGTAACGGGAATGCGGGGGCCGGTACTGGCGTACCCCTCACTTTCCTGGAGCGGGGCTACGGCACGGGTAACTGGACCCCGGCGACCCTTCCTGGCGAGGACAGTGGCTCCTTGAGGGCCATGTCGTTTGAGGGGTACGGAGACCAGGCCTTTACAGCGTCCGACGTGCGGTTCTCCGGCGTCGCTACCAACACGAACATCAAGGGCGGAGCAGACATCTGCACGGGCACAGGTTCGATCTGTAGCCCCTTGTCGATCCCTGCCATTTCTCCCGACGACGTCCGGGCTTTCTCAGACCGGGTAGCCGGGATCACGTTGGGCGCTGGTGCTCTGTCTAACATTGAGCAGGGCGACTTGCTCGTGATCGACTCGGCCCCGGGTGCGAACCCCGCCTGCACGAAGGTCGGGACTTACCTGGTGCGGCATGCGGTAGACCGGGACACCCTGGCGGCCCCTGGCCCGTATTGGCGGTCTGCCCCTGAGATCACCGTGGGCGGTGGCGGCGACTGGGTTCCGATGGTGTTCCCGACGGTGGAGGCATTCACACCGGGCACCTTGACCCTCTCCAACCTGCCTCAGACGGAGTACAAGGATCCCGCCGTTGTGGAACTGGTTGACGGCTTGTACTGGTCCGCCTTCCCCGACAGTGCGGGGGTCGTGCGGATCTACATCGTCAGGAACGTGGGTGACCTGGCCTCTGCGGACGAGACGACGTTCAACCACGCCGTCATCAGCGCACAGTACACGGCGATCACCCTTGGCGGTGGCACGACGCCCGACTTTGCCGTGACGGACTACAGGGATGCCAGCGGGAACCCGCTTTCTCCCGCTGATTTTGAGGCGTTGCTGGACAAGCCTTACCCGGTGTCTGGGATGGTCTACCTCCCGGTGAACGTCAACGGACCCGGCCTCCCGGACGACAACGTGGCGGGCTACCACAACCCCGGGGCCGTCAACCTCGGCTTTGAGTTCATCACTCTCCGGCCCCCGGCCTCCCTGGCAGCCGCCTCGGACCTGCCGTTCTCTGCCCCTGGCGGAGACATTGTCACCAACGGGACGGCCCCGAACTCGGTGGGCGTCCACGAAGGTTGGATGGACCTGACCAGGTGGAATGAGTTTGACCCGGAAGAGGACTCGGTGCGGTTCTCCAACGTGGTACACACCCTCGACATCTCATCGCTCCTGCTCCTGTGGCCGAGCATCAACGTGCCGCCTGGATCCTTCGGCTTCGGCGGGGCGAACGTGGTTGGGTGCATCCTGCCTGGGACGACCGCAGGGGCTGCCGACTACTCTGTGCCGGGTACGGTGACGCCGGGGCACTACGCACAGGAGGGCATCTTCCTAGAGCCCTCGTTCCCCCGCTCCACGGTGGACCTGGGGGCGGTTGACCCCCTCGTGGTGGACAGCGCCCGCCCCTTGCCGAACCCGCACGCACAGGACGACTGGGAGCGGTCTGTGACGGCCCGTGAGGCGTACTACTATGACCTGAGCGGTGCGACGGTGTCCGATCCCGAACTGGTCAGCTTTGAGATCCGTCGGATGCGGCGCTGGCACGAGATTCAGGAGGACGCTGGGAGCGGCTTCAAGCCGTTGCGGTACGCCTACGAGATCCGCAGGGGCATCCTCACGGGGTACAGCGGCAGCGCACGGCAGCGGCCCACAGTCCACGCCGAGAGCTTCGTGATGGACTGGAATGACAACCCGCTGCACGCCCCCTTCGACCCGAAGGCCCCGGACGTGTGGAACGACGGCCAGACCTACACAGGGACGAACGTCGGCCCGTTCACGGACCCCGACGTCAACATCAACGCCGGAGACACGTTCCGTCTCTTGGGCGAGGACCTCTCCGTGTTGGAGGAGATCGAGATCGTGGGCGTGGAGGGCGACGGCCTCCTCAAGCTGGTAGCCCCGATCCAGACCAGCAGCCCCATAGGCTACAGGTTTGAGATCTACCTCCGGCAGGCGGTGGTTCCGCACGAGCAAAGCAACGAGCAGCTTCTGGAACTCATTACCGACCGCCTCGTACACCAGACGGACGCTGACTGGTCCACCGATGCGGGCGGTTACGTCAAGAACACCGGGGCTTACGGCACGGACGCCAACAAGCTGTACGACAGCAAGGAAGACCTCAACACCGCAGGGATCAGGAAGGACGACATCGTCATCATCGACCCGCAGGGCGACCTGGACGTGCGGGGGTTGGGGGCCACAGACCTGAACGAGAAGGGTGCGAGGCCCTTGGGTGACAGGGGCGTAGACGGGCGCACCTCTGGCTACGACCCCCTTGAGCCCAGCGTCTACGACGACAACCGGGGCTACTACCGGGTCAAGAGCGTAATTTACGACGCCGTTGAGCCCCACCTGGTGCTAGAGCCCATCTCCACGTACTCGGGGACGGCCCTCACCCCGGTCACGTTCGCCGACGGCGACTTTGAGTATGCCGTCTACCCGACGATCTCGGGTTCGACCCTGCCTGGTACGGGAGGTGACGAAGGCCAGATGGACCTCCGGCCTACACAGGCGAGGGACCCGATCTCCAAGTCCTTTGACGGCAACCAGTTTTCCGTGCAGCCCTTCTCGTACAAGGTCATCCGCCCGTCCGGCCTCTACACGAACGAAGCCCTCGACCTTGTCCTGATGATCCGGGAGAGGATGCTGTCCATCATCGAGATGTTCCGGGCGATGCTCAACGGGAGAAAGTACGGGAACTTCTACGTTTTCCAGCGGGATGAGCACATCATCGACGTGGGGCACCCGACGGACTTTGAGGACGGGATGGGAGTCCTGTCCAACGCCTACCTGCAATCCCTAGTCGGCGAGGTGGACTTCCAGCCCTACCTGAACAACTCGGGCTGCCTGTCCATGCTGGACCGCAGGTTCTGGATCCACGACAGCAAGTTGGACAGCTTGACGGGTGTGGGTGACGGGTTCTCTATGCAGTTGCTGTCCCAAGCGCCTCCGGGACCCCCGGCTCCGGTGCCCTACACGGCCTATACAGACACATCCCCAGGCGGTGGTGGCGAAGTGCTGCCCGTCGAACCCGAGAGGGTTGATCTTGTGCTGGATACGTCCGACAAGTTCCGCCCTGTCCGGTACGTCTGGTTGGCCTACCGCACCCACAAGGTACTCGGCACCATCGCATCCCTCCGGCGCTTCGACGAGGAGCTACCGGAACGGCTGGCGGAGGCCGAGCGTCTGATCTTGCTGGAGGAAACGGTGGAGGGAGTGAGCGATGAGTAATCCTACCCTTGAAGAGATCCGGGCCAAGTTGAAGGCCGACGGGATCGACATTGGGTCCTGGGGTGAGCAAGACGCCAAGCTCGTCGGTTCCGGTGCCTTGAAGGGACAGGTGGACATGCTGTTCCGGCTGAAGTCCATCCTGGAGGGGGCCCTGGACGACGACATCAAGAAGGTGGCCGCCCTGCGTGACCAGCAAGTCCGACTCCAAAGGGGCGGTGGAGGTGCCTGATGGCTGATGGTGAGTGGGGGACAATCCAGTTAGCTGTCCCGGATTTTCTGGAAGACCTCCGGGAGACGATCAACTCCGTCGCCGAGGTACTGATCACAGCCCTCGACGTGGCCTTGGCCGCCCTGCGTCTAGCTAAGGCGTTCCTGGTCGCCTTCTTGGATCCCATCGCCGCTCTGGTTAAGGCCATCGCAGATGAGATCCGGGCCTTGATCCATGACCTTCGGCAGTTGGGGATCTACATTACAGGCGACTGGAAGCTGATGAATTACCCCTACGATGATCTCGTAGGTGGGTTCGCTGAGTACGAGCGCCGGATGATTGCACGGTTGACGGACACCACGGACCCGACACGCCCGGACGTGACCAGCAGAACTGAGGTCCTGAGCGTTTTCTTCTACCTGTCCGTGGACATCTCGGACATTCAGAGGCTCATCAAGTTCATCAAGCAGTTGATCTCGTACTTCAACCAGACCTACAGCGACGCCTCTGGGCCGCCTGTCCCGTTCATCACGAGCCTCAAGTACGGCCTGGACGCTGCTGAGACCAGCAACATCCTCCAGTTCGGGGACATCGGGTCGTTCTTCACCTTGGAGAGCACACCGCCCAACGTGGCACAGGTGGCGTGGAAGGTTCCTGCGGTCAATAAGAAGAACCCCTTGATGCCCTTCCCGCCGCTTCCGCCTGGTGGGTTCCTGGTCACGGTGTCGACCATCAAGGACGGCCTTCCCCTCGTGTACGACCGCCCCAGGGCCGCCGGAGGGACAGAGGATACAGGCAGCAGTGGCCAAGCACAGCCAAGAGAGTTCGGCCAGGTCCGTGACATCGACGGGCGGCCCATCGTGTTGCACGGCGGAACAGCCATGCTCTCCTTGGATGACGCCTTGGCCTACAATGCCAACATCGACGGCGGTAAGGTCAAGAACGGGGTGACCCGGATCTACGCCAAGCTCCCGGACAACAGTGTCGTGCCCCTGGAGGAGTTGTACAAGGAAGGCAGCTACGTCCTTCAGCGATCCTTCTTTGTGCCTCTTTCGGCGTCACTGACACAGTGGGCCATGGGAGAGTACTCCGAACTGCTCAAGTGGGAGGACATGCCGTGGCACGCCACCCCCAAGATGGATGCGGCGACGGGCCTAGTGACCCTGGAGGTAGAAGATAAGCCCGCAGGGCTGGTGTACGTGAGGATAGCCGCCACGTCCGTGTCCAATGCCCCCGAGGATAGCGCAGGCGGGTTCCGGTATGATTTGCCGGAGTTCGGCAAGGTCAAGGATGCCCCGAAGCTCCCCGTCGTTCCGACCGTGGACTCCGAGTTTCTCGTGTCGTCCTACTCAGACGCCAGGACGGTGACCTTCCCGACGGCGTACTCAGAGGAGTACCTCAACGCCTTGCGGACAGCCTTGATGATCCTGTTCCTGACCCGCCCGGACCTGGTTCCCCTCGATCAGTTGGACAGCACGCTGACAGCGGACACGAAGAAGGCCATCGAGCAGGGCACACAGATCATCAGTGGGGTGGTCAAGAACCGGCGTGGGTTGGAGAAACTCCAACATCTCAACGGGTTGCTGTACCCTGAGTACCGCAAGAAGGTCGAGGAGAAGGACCTCTCCCCGTTGGATTTCCGCACGGACCTGCTCCAGCAGATCGACCGGGCGGCTCAGGACATCTACTCCAAGACCGGGCCGATGCCCGAAGCTGAGAAGGCCATCGTGGAGGCCACAGAGAACCTCCGCACCGTCACATGGGCAGACATCTTCAAAGAGGTCCACCCCGAGTTGGCCCCGGGCATTCCTCAGTTGACCGGCCTCTTGCGCCCCCTGGAGTCCTTGCAAGACAACAACAGGAACACGGGGCTGGCGATCAACCCGTACAGCATGGACATCAACGAGGAGATCGTCGGGGACCTGTTCACGCCGACGCTGAAGTTCGAGAGTCCGCCGACCATCTTCTACGACCGGGACCCCGACATGCTGGTAGCTACCCTCGGCGTGGGGGACACCTCATTCAAGCTCCCCATGGCCGTTGAGGCTGATGATGTGGAGGAGTTCCTTGCGACCGTGTCCCGCTCCGTGCTGGGTGCGTATGAGAAGAGCGTCCAGGAGGACGGTTCCATCCTGGTCGACCCCAAGTTCGGCCCCTACCTGTCACGGATCGGTGGGTTTGAGAGCGTGGAGGGGTCCGCTGACGTGTCCCCCGTGTTCGTGGTCAACCGCCATGTGCTTGAGGACTATGACAATCTGGAGGTGGCGACCCGGCCTTTCGGCATCTGCTACGTGCGGGGGCTCCTGGCCAAGTACCAGGGAGGGATTCTGTACCAGGAGGCCGCCATGGCCCTTGGGGTTGCAGCGTCCGCTATTCGCCGGTCGCCGGAGGACGGGGAATGGATCGCAATCCGGTTCCTGGACCAGTACCCGGCCATCGAAGAGTTCCTGACCGTGTTCCAGAACTGGATCGAGGCCATCGCCAAGTCGCTGAAGTCCGTGCTGGACACGTTGCTCAAGTACATCGAGTTCATCGAGGCCCGGATCATCGAGCTTCAGCAACTGATCAAGCGGATCAACGCCATCATCCAGGCTCTGCTGGGCTACTCCTTCAAGATCCCGAAGTGTTCGGCCCTGGCGCTGGTGTCCGACGGGACGGGAGGGGTCCTTTCGGAACTCGTGTCGGCGAAGAATAAGCCCTCAGACGGTCCCCTGGCTTACGGTGCGGGCTTGGCTGTGGTGATCCCGTATGGACCCGCCATCGCCATGGATATGATTCGGATGCTCCTGGATACAGAGGAGGGTGAGCCCGGGGAGGGCGAGACCATGTCCAGCCAGGACAGCTTGCCCGCTCCGATCTTCAGTGTGGACGCCATCCCCGAGAACGTTCCGATCCCGCCGACGGAACCCCCTGATGTGTTGTAGGAGGTAGGCATGGCGTCTTTTGCCAAGATGGGGGTGTGGCCGGTTGGCTACTTCCGTTCCTACTCAAGCTGGTTGCTTAGGAACCGCCGTGAGGTGGCTGCCAGAATCGCAACCATCAACGCCGAGGTGATCCGTATCGGCATGGTGACCGTGTCCTACCAGACGGAGAAGGACGCAGAGGGCAATATCCGGGCGACCGAGGACCGTGCAGGGTTCACTGTGACCAAGAACTCCTCCTTGGAGCGCCTCATCCGGGCCTACGTGGCACAGGGCGGCAACCCGACGGACATCTCCCCGTTCCTGCACCCGGACGCCACGGAAGTGATCGAAGAGAAAGAGGACGGCACGTTCATCGTGTCCGAGAAGTACCCCTACGGCGGCATCATCGCCCCCAGGTCCGTTGACACCAATGACCCCGTCCCCAAGCAGGGGGAGCGCACGGGGTACGAACAGGGCTCCGGCGGTATGCCCCGGCACAGTGGTTACGCCCCGGCCCGACAGGGTGGCCGGATCGACCGTGGAGCCTACGATTCCAACACGATTGTCCGGTACATGCACCAGATGAGAGCCTGGGCCAACCAGACCATCAAGGAGCGGGTGCAGGACATTGAGTGGCGGATCATCAAGCTCTGTGACCTTCGGGAACAGTTGGAGCGGGAACGGGATGACGTGTTGATGCAGGCGTTCGGCGGGGCGCTCATCGGGCTGTCCACGTTCGATGAGGACAGGTTTACGCCCTCCTTCAGAGTGCAGAGCATGGTGCAGGACATGTACGAGGTGCTCTATGAAAAGGACGCCGACGGATTCGTGTCAAACTTTAAGGCACGGCAGGACCTGTCCTTCCTACGGTTCACGTTCGAGGATACGGGGTCCGAGACCATGCGTGACTCGAAGGGGTGAGCCGGTGTCCTGCCTATACCATGCCCTCAATGAGACCCGTGGGGTAACGCATGAGTCGTGACGTACAACTGGCATGGCACTGTCCGCACTTGACCCTAGAGGAAAACGTAGCTCTAGGCACAGACCGGGTGTCTCTTCCGACGAAACAGCCCGTCGGCGGAGCCGGAACAGTGCGGATCGTGGCCAACGACGAACTGGTCATCCCGCAGAGCGGCCTGTACGTGTCGGCCCAGTTATTCAGTTCCGAGTCCGGCCCCTACGACCTGACGGCCAACGAGGACACCCTCACGGTAGAGACGCCTCGGGGCAGCGAGTCAGTCGGCTTCGGTACGTCCAACGTACAGCGGCTGACCGCCGACCAGGTTGTTCAGTACCTGTTGCGCCAGCAGTTTACCGTGGCCCTCCCTGAGAGCATCAACGGGCACCTCGTGTTCACGGACACCTCCAGGGTTGGGATCGACTCCTTCGTCAAGGTGACGGGCACGGCGGCCAAAAGCCTCGGGTTCGGCACGCCCTCCAAGGTGGGAAACTGCGCCGGGACAGGTACGGCGTGGCGGGCGTCAGGACGGAGGCTATACCCTGGCTGGACGCTCCAGGTGCGCCCGGACACGATCACGAACAGGTATCCCATATTCAACGAGCCGGTACGGACGAACCCGACCTTTGCGGTGTCCTACACGGTCCCACCACAGCGTTGTCTACGCTGTGGGGCGTCCTACGTTGAGAACGATTACAGGTACGACCTGGCAGGGCAGACGCTCATGATTGAGAATGAGTCCCTCCTGTACCAGGCCGTCATGAAGATCCTGCTGACGGACAGGGGCTCCAACCCCTATTTCCCTTGGTACGGGTCGCAGATTAGTTCCCGAATTGGGAGCAAGGCTCTAGGCGGAGTGGCGTCCCTTTTGAATGAGGACGTGAGGCGGGCCCTGGCACGCTATCAGACGCTCCAAGAGTCACAGAGCAAGTACCAGTCGGTGACGTTCAAGGAGCGGCTCTACGCCGTCCTGGGCGTCCGTGTGGCCCCGCACGAGCAGGACCCCACGACGTTCCTGTTGGATGTGACCGTCCAGAACGCTGCTGCGGAGCCCATCAACCTTCCCATCGTGTTCACGGTGCCGGGGGTGGTGGCGACAATGGGGTCCAACGGGCTGATGCTAGGGCAACAAGCCGCCGGGTTGGCCGAGAAGGACGTGGTTAACATCCCGAACTCGGCTGTGGCCCAGATTAACGGGGGCAGATAATGGCGACACCCAAGTTCTTGGGCCCGGATGGGGTGCTGCGTGAGGAGTTCATCTTCACGACAGACATTTCCTCCCGGTTCTTCACAGGCACGATGGACGCCCTCACGGTGGACATGCAGGTCTCCGTGCGAGGGGCCGCCTTTACCTCTGACCCGGACATGATCCTGTTCGAGGGGACCTCGTTCACCGTCCCGAACCCGTCGGCGTACCCCAACGGCTTGAACCTGTTGCCCGGTAGCAACACCGTGCTCGTTCGCTCCATCCTCTCCAGCGGGTCGACAACGAACCCGGCGTCGGCGGAGGCCATTCTGTCCCTCGACCGGGACGTACAGGCCCTGGTCATCGCACCCTCGGGCATCTACGTGGAACGGGGCGACCGCATCATCACCGTTCATGTGGACGGCATCGACGACAGCAACGTCGTGGGCTATCACTTCTACGCCTCTGTGTCTCCTGGCGGTGGAACGACCGGCTACTACCGGCTCAACACCGAGATGGTCTCGACCGGGGACATCGTAGAGGACACCAGCACCCTCGGCGAACTGACCGTCGATTCCACGGTGGCGACCAACCTGGATGGGTCCGCAGCAGCCGACCCGCTTTACTTCCGGGTGCAGGGCACGCAGGTCGACAAGTTCAACGCTCCTATCGAGGCGGACTACAACGAGGTCATCGGCATCCCTGAGACGGTGAGTCGGTTCAAGACCACCCTCCAGGTGGACGCCATCAGCCAGATCACCCGGTATTCGTTCACGCACGACAGGCGCTCTACGTCTACGTCCTCGCAGAACCCGGCCATCCCGAACTCGGAGTTCCTGGCCATCCCGGAGACGGATCCCCTGTACTACGTTGTCACAGCGGTCTACCTGATCAATGGGGCGGAGTACGAGTCCGTTTTCAGCCCCGAGGTGGCGGCAGACCCGATCATCGTGACCCCGGCGATCACGCAGCTTCCCGTAGTCACACACCAGCAGATCGTGCAGGACACGGTGCTCTCCATCTACAGGACGCAGCCCGAGTTGGACGTGAAGCCGGGAACAGTCCTGCGGGACACCTTCATCGAGCCCTTCGCCACGGAGGCCGAGCGGATCCGGTTCATCATCGGGTTCTTGCAGGCGGCCCAGTCGTTCGCCACCTTGCTGGCCATTGACGACCCCGGTAACACGGGAGACCCCATCCCGGTCACGCAGTCGGCCTACAAGCTGGCGTTGAAGCAGTCGTTCTACTTGCGGACGGACATCGACGTCCAGAACATGATCAATAACGCCTTCGACCAGTTGGCGTCCCGCAGGGGCGTTATCCGGCACACAGGGTCCAGGGCACGGGGAGAGTTGGCGTGTTTCACGACAGCCCGCCCCAACACGACCCGTACTGTTGTCATCGGACAGAAGGCTCAGGGCGGGTCAGCGAGCTTCAGGGCTACCTCTTCGGGTGAGATCACCCCGTCCGGTGCGGGGTCCTCTTACGACCCCGCCACGGGCCGGTATTCGATCACCGTGTTCATCCAGGCGGAGCAGCCCGGAACCGCAGGGAACCTGGCGGCGGGTCAGATCAACACCATGGTGGACGGCCCTCCTGGTGTGCTTTGCGCCAACAGCGCCGCCACGTTCGGTGGCCGGGACGAAGAGTCGAACCGGGAGCTTGCAGTCCGGGCCGACGGCCTCCTGTCCTCTGTGGATTCGGGTCGGTACCGCGGTTACACGCAGATCGCCATCGACACGCCGGGGGTCCTCCAGGTCAACGTCGTAGACGCCGGACACCCGCTCATGCAGCGGGACTGGGACACGGACCTCCAGCGGCACACGGGCGGCAAAGTGGACGTCTGGGTCCGGGGGCAGAACCTGGCCACGGTGACCGACAGCTTCGCCTTCAGCTTTGAGATCGTGCAGGCGGCTGACAGGTACGGCCAGTTTGAGCCCGTGGGGAACATCCAGAACCTCAAGTTCCGGGCGGTCAACCCGAGCCTGACGACCGACAACCCCCTCATCGAGATGCTGGACAAGCCCACCTGGGATTTCCAGTTCACGGACGAGACGACGGGCCGGGTGTTCGACCTTACGGACGTGACGATCATCCCGCCGGACGGCATCCAACTGTCCTCCGCCTACAATGACCCGGCCAACGTCAGCGTCACGGACGTGTTCCGTGGGGCCTACCGCTATCGCACGAGCGACCGCTACGTGTTCCCCCGTCAGCCGGTGAGCGACGTTCTGTCCTTGCAGGGGGGCGTGACGGGGGTTGTGTCCTCTACAGCGTACAAGCTCTACCCGGGCGGCTACCCGTTGGGCTTGGGCCGATCCACAGAGGCCGGGGACTACCTGAAGGTCATCGACCCCATCACAGGGGCGACGGACCTGACTGTTCCCTCCGGGGATCCTATCGAGGTGACCGGGGAGTCCCACGTTGTGTTGGAGGGCACCGAGTACCTCAACAACCTGGGCATCAACCCGCTGACGGTGGCGATCTACACAGTGGACAGGGTGACGGAGTTCACGAGCCCCTTGGATCCCGACGGGGACCCCGACTACACGTTCGTGCCAGAGAGCGGCGACAACCCGCTTGGGTTCATCCTGACCCCCAATTCCAGGATCTCCTCGGGAGATACCGTTGTCGTGGACTACAGCCACGACGAGAACTTCGTTGTGACCTACCGCACCAACTCCATCGTGTCCGTTGTGCAGGGTGAGGTGGACGACGAGCGCCACATCACGGCGGACGTTGTGACGAAGGAAGCGATCTCGGTGGGCGTGGACATCGCAGCGACCATCGTAATGACGAAGGGCAGCGTTCAGAGCACGGTCGACGGCCTGGTCAGGACCGCCCTGGGCCGCCTCTTCGGGGCCTTGTCTTTGGGCCAACCCGTCCGCATGTCCGACGTGATCAACGTCATCGACGCCGTGGCCGGTGTGTCCTACGTCAACCTTCCGCTCATTGAGGTGGCCAAGACTGATGGCTCCCTGGTTGTCCGGGAGGAGATCCCGACGGCGGACGCCGCCAACTGGACGAAGATCGAGGGCTGGTCGAGCGACGTCAGGTCGGTCTACATCCTGGAGACCCCGCTGGAGTCCGGCACGATGAACTCAGGCGGAGAGAGCAACGACGTGAAGGGCGTGTTCGGGAGCGATGACCCGTTCACCCTGTACGAGACGGCCCCCAACTACAACGGCATCCCGGTCAAGAACGCCGACTACGGGGCCTACATCATCGGCAACGATGGCGTGGACATCCCCGGATATACAGGGGAAACGTCCCGACGCATCCTGGTGTGCCTCCCGGCCAGCGAGGACCCCTCGTCCCGTGAGTACACGGTGACGTACACGGTCTACTCGGACAGCGGGGTCCAGAACATCGAGCCCGGGCCGACGGAGTACCTTGTCCTCGGCGACCTGGAGTTCGCCTACGACGAGGACACGGACTACAAGGCACGAGTAACGGGGGCTGACTGATGGCTGACAAGCCTGCTGACAAGAACGTCGTCCCGGGACTGCTACCGCAGAACCCGGCCCCGTTTGGGGAAGACAGCCAGCCCCGTAAGACACAGGTGCGGGGGCAGGTCGACCGCATCATGGCGGCCTTCCTCCAGGTGTTGCCCAGCAACTACGTCTCGCAGATCACCGGCCCCCTTTACACGATCCAGTTCCAGGCTGCGGCGGAGCGGATCGCCGACTTCCAGGTGACAGCACAGGAGATCTTCTCTGACTCGGGCTACGACTACACCCGGTCGGAGGTCCTGTACCAGATCATCGGGGCCATGGTGTTCCCCGACGCCGGACT